CCTAAACTCCGAGTTTCCATATTTCCAGAATAGTTAAAAGGCTGTCCAGCTAACAGATTAGGAGTTCCAGCATCAGCATTCCAATAAAAAATAGAAAATTGAGCACCTCTCCAATCTGGCCACACATTTAGATCTCGATCATATTCAAATGGAAATTTTATATCACCAATCCAATTAACAAAACTTGATTGTCCTTTATTATTATAAAAAACTATACCAAATCTATATACTTCTCCTCTAGCATAACCTTGATATAAACTATGCTTATAAGAACTTTTAAAATTATCTATAGTACCATTCATAGGATAATTTTGAACACCTACTCCTCCAAATAAGTTAACTACATTATTATTAGTTACAGGTGGTTCACCTACTAAGCACGATCCATCAAAAGGCCAAGGTCTATAACGTCCACATCCGAAATCAAAATTCCAAGCTCCAAAGTTATATCCCCAACCATTGAATCCCATTACATCACCATTCCCTACTTGACCCGCTTGAGGAACTGCTCGATCACCTACCATTGTTTCTGTTATAAATCTATAACTAACATTAGGACCTGTACCGCCTAGAATGGTACCATTTGATTGGTATTTATATTGATCATTTGTATACCAATCTGGATTTGTATCTGGATTTTCATCATTATAAGGACATATACAATCATGATTTTCTACTACTGCATTAATAGAAGTTTGACCAGGTCCAGGAGCAAATGGAGTATTTCCATTAATAATAACAGGAAGATCTGTTTGTGAGTTTAATAAAGCTGTTGGATTTAAACCACCATCATTAATAAATCTATAAGCTCTAGCATCGTAGTCTACTAAAAAACTTGTATTAACAATATTTCCTAGAAATAATTTATTATCTTTACTTGAAATAGTTTTTACTCTCTCAAAAGTAGCTCCAATCCCTTCTCTTATTTGAGAAATAGTAGTTAATATTTTCTGTTCAGATCCTGTATGTTCAAATTGAATTGTTGAATTATTATTCTCTTGTTCTAGGAAAATATAGGCTTTAGAATAATCAACATTATCACTTTCATCTCTATATATAGTTCTATATATAGCTGCAAATTCAATAATATCATAATCAACATCTAGATTTTGAAGATCCCAAACTAATTTTTTATTAGTAATTTCTCCATTACCTTCATTTCCTGGATCTGTATTTGCATCATCTTGTATTAAATCTCCCTCAATATCACAAAAAGGATCTGTTTCTGAATCACCATAAATACTAACTGGATTACTTAAAGGTGACCATTCTGTGACTGCTCCTTCAGCACTTTTATATCTATATGTTGCTTGATAATTTCCTGCAGGTAGTGATCCTCCAGTAGCAATATTAACTAAAACAGGTATTTGAAATGAAGTACGTGGTGCTAAATCTAAAAATCTAGTAGGAACTACCATAGAAACTAAATCATCTGCT